TTTTCTGTTCGTATGGGTTAAGGGCGGCCCCGATAATGGCTACTTCCGCGTCAATGTTTTGGGGAACTGCGCCCACAAATTAACCCCCTTCTTCTCGCGTCACCGTATTTTTTTACCAAAGACGGGTCCAGTTCAACCAGGTTTGATGATGTTGGCGCCCTTGGTTGGATTTGTTTGAGGTTCCTGCCCCACCTAACATCATTTTTGCAAAAGGTGTTTATTTGGGCCCTCGGACTGGAGTTTTCTTGCAAAGGTTTGTCCTTTTTGTAAATAGCCCAGTCCCTAACAGTGTCAAGAACGTTGAGCTGCGGATACCTCACTTGAAGCGTGTGGTAGTATTCCAGGTCGGTTTTTCTGTCAACCGGGTAGTCCTCAACAGTTTCCAGCGTGGCAATATACTCTACCTCGTCCGGTAAAAGCACGACTTGCCGAGCGCTTTCTTTTTCTTTTATATAATTTTCTTTTTCTTTCTCTTCTGGATCTGTTTCTGATTCTGTATCTGTATCTGTATCTGAGTATAGGCCGTTACATGCCGTTACATGGTCGTTACCAGTCGTTACATGGTCGTTACCAGTCGTTACATGGTCGTTACCAGTCGTTACACTTTCCTTTTCCTTATTTTTACGGTATCTCTGTACACGCCTTCTCACGTTTTCCGGCCTGTCGCTGAGGTTGTCATACTGCCTTTTTTTGAAGTTTATAAAAGTTACCGTGTTGTCCGTATCTTCAACAATCCTAAACAGCTTTAGTTTTTCCAGTGTCCTTTTAAGCAGTTCCTCATTAGCGGAGGCAACCTCAACGGAAAGAAGAAAATAGCTATGATAGGCAATAGAACCCCTCGTTGGTTGTTCATTAGAGAGGCAAAGAAGGTTGAACCATACCCTATGCTCGTCATCCTCCAAGTGCTTTAGTTTAGAGTCGTTTCTAGCCTCGCTATAAAGACGAAACCACTTCATCCTTTCCACATCCCCTTCGCTCTTCCGGCAGAAAATCAAACAATGTCGGCATGCTGGCCTTGGATTCTGCAGCTTGGCAATAGCCTACCCCGTCCCGGAAATAGTCTGTATTAAGCTCTATCCCGTACCCATAGCGTCCCATCTTGATAGCAGTCATAGGGACGGTCATGAGACCGCCGAAGGGGTCAAAAACAACCTCCCCATGGTTTGAATAGCGGTTTATGATGCGTTCCACTATATCTATTTGCAAGGGGCATATGTGCATCTGTAGGTCCTTTTGCCGCTGGTTGGTGTTTAAAGTTTTCATTCGGTTAATGTCGTCCCAAACACAGTCATTCCAAGATCCCGGCGCTACAACCATAAACGATGCTGGAAGCCGTCCTTTTTTATCAAGTTTTTTAGCAAGCTCCACATGCTCCGCATAGTCATATGTTTTACCTCTAGAATACCTACGATAAACCGCTTGCAACCGACTCACCGGAATAGAGGCCAGTTCGTCCTTGCTTAAAAACCTGTCACCAGAAGATCTCCAGAAGGCATGTGCGTCAATTTGCCACTGTGCCCGGGTGTATTCCTTCTTTGACTTTGATACCGGCACATCAGCATAAGCGGTGCTGGTATCGCTGGGTAACTTGCGGAATAGCAGGATATATTCAGGGCACCCTACCCCCATTTTGGAACCGTCTTTACATTGTTCAGTCCAACCCAGGCGGTAAGTCTGGTTATTCTCCCGAACCACATCAGTTACGACCGTTATCCGGCCCATGTACTGAAATCCATGCTTGATGAAGTGAAATACTGTTATATCTGAGAAGGGGTCAACGGTCGGCATTCCCGTACCGGTAGCATTACCAAATAGAATCCGATCCTTAACGTGTATCGCAGCCACACGGCCTGGCTTCAGCACTCTTAGCAGTTCTGGAGTTAGGTAGTCCATCTGCTCAAAGAACCGGTTATTATCTTGGTTATGTCCAAAATCGTTATAGGATGGTGTGTATTCATAGTGGTTACTAAAAGGAATGCTGGTATGAATCAGGTCGACACTATCGCTGGCCATTTCTGTCGTTTCCAAAACACAGTCATTGTTTACAATAGTAAAATGCTTTCCGGTTATTTTCACTCTCTCAACCCCAATACTCCGGGCCAGTTTGTCAATCATTGACGTATTGCTTAACCCGTATCTCTTAACTATCTCAATCATTTTTTTAACCATGTAGTCATGCTGCTTCCACTTCTTCAAAAGCGCGTTAAGAATTTCTCTTTCGCTTTCTGTGTGGATAATGTCTATGCGTACCTGTTCTGTCTGCAAAAAGCGGTAAATTCTGTGAATTGCCTGAATAAAATCGTTAAACTTGTAGTCTATCCCTAAAAATATAGCCCGGTGGCAATGGCGCTGAAAGTTGCAGCCACTGCCACTAAGCTCCTTTTTGGTTGCAAAATATTTAATCTTACCAATAGAGAAGTCAATAACCCTCTGTTCTCTGATGTCTAAATCTTGACTTCCGTAAATATCAACCACGCTAGGTACAGCCCTCTTAATCGCATGTCTCTCTGCCTCAAGGTCATGCCATATTATGAAATGGTCGTCAGGATGTTTATTGATGATCTCAACCATCTTGTCCACCCTGGAGTTGATTGAATCTCTTTTCTCTTTAGCTGCATCTTTCAGCCCTGCAGCCGCATCCCGGAACAGTTTACCTTGCCCGTCTTTTTCTTCGCCAGCGGTTGCATGGTCCACCGGCACCTCGTGGTATCTGATGTCCAGCGGAGGCATGATGTATCCAGTATCGTCATAACCCAAATCAGACGGCTTGGTTATAAACAACGCCCACGAACTCACCCATAACCAGAATTCGTTCTCTTTATGTGGATATAGCGTCAGCTTATTGGCTTTAGTAGAATCTCGCTGAAACCACATAGTAAGGCTCTGTCCGGTATCTTGTATCTCCAGGTATCCTGCATAGTGAATTAGTTCTTTGTACCGATTTGGCGAAGGAGTGGCCGTAGCCACCAGTTTATACGGCACACCCTTAAACTTATCTAAAAATGTTTGATATGTTTTACTGCCAAAGCTCCGCAAGACTGAAGCTTCGTCAAGAGATGTCGCGGTAAAATACCTTGGATCTATATCGCCATCTCTTACCCGTTCATAGTTAGTTATCAAGACATTTCCAGCAGCCGCCCGAACATCTGCCATTGTCCTCACATACTCAGGCATGTCAGTCCAACCCAGCAAGTTTACAGCATCGTTAGTAAATTCCTGCTTTACACCCAGGGGCAGGACTATTATGGCCTTGCCTCCAACGCGTTCTGTTACAATGCGGCAGAACTCCAACTCCTGGCAGGTTTTGCCCAATCCGAAACTCTCAAACAATGCCCGTTTGCCACCTTTTACCGCCCACACCACAGCATCTTTCTGGTGTGGTTTCAGGGCCGGGTTTACATCGTTGGGCGATATACAAAAACCAGTATCTTTGGCTATTTCTATTTTAGATTTAAGAAAATCTATATAGTTCATGAAACACCAACACATTTAGCTTCTTGCCCTATCCGCAACCTTTCCGCAACCGCCGCAATAAACTCCGTATTAGTCGGCCTGCCTGGTCTGCTAAAAAGGCCTACGGCCATACCGTCATAATCCCATGCTAACTCAATAGCGTGTCTAATGCCGCGTTCTACCCTGCTTGGCGACGATCCGTGCGCATTAGCTATGTCATGGTACATTTTTTTTGTAATGCCAAACAAAGCGTCCGGGTCGTCCAACACCCTACCAACAGCGTCAATTAAATACCTATAACCCCGTACATGCTGCGGTATGCCCAGGTATTGCAAATAAGACGCAGGGCCGTATGCTACCGGGGACGCGTTTTTTAATGCAGAAATAGCATTGTCTATTGACCCCACCGCTTCCAGGGTTTTAGGTATATCATCTCCCATTGATACGAGCATCTCCAACACCTCCCCAACAATCTTGAAATGCTGCTTGATTTTTTCCAGATCGTCAATTATTTTTTGCACTTCTTACCCTCCGTTTCGATTTTGATCCAATATCGCAAACACAAACACCCCCAACCCTGCATTAAGCAGGGTCAGGGGTATCGCTTGTTCCACTGTCGTCATTAAAGCTATCTGTGACAGTAATATCTATATAGTCACCCGGCACTTCGCTCATATCGGCAGCTATGTCATGTTTGATTGTTTCGTCGTTAGTAAACTGGTTATGCACCTCAATGCTCATAGGCGCGTATTTAAGCAGGTCTTTTAGCACTGTCTTTTTAGCCATGGCATCAAAGTCGCTTTTCCAGGGCGATGTCCATCCCTTTTTAACCGCTTGACTGTACTTTTGTGAATGAGCCATAATTTTATCTCGACTCCAAACCCTAAAGCTGGCCCCACCGTTTTTGGTTTTGTAAACAGCGTAGTAATAGGTTGGTTCACCTTCAGGGGTAGGTGCAGGTTTATGTTTCAGTATCATTTCAAGGCCATACGCGAATTCAAACTCATCGTTTTCGTAAACCTCCATAGCGTAGATCATTTGGTACTCGCCAGAGCGATAGGCCAGGTCCAAAAGACCTTTATACCCCAACTGGAATTGCGCCTCATACCGCTTTACTTTGTTGTTGTAATACGGAATTATATATGCTTGTCCGAGTGGCGTGTTTACCTCAACGCCAAGCTGAGAGGCGATCATTACAGAAGCCAGTATGGTCATGCTGTCGCATTCCCGCAGTTTGGGGTTAGAGCTGTATGCAGTCATAGCGATTCGCATTATCCGCTCAGGTGAAACATGTTTCGGTAGCGCTGCTTCAATTTGCGGCTTCATCCTTTTCAGAAGCGCTTGAAACGTGTCACCAACCACCGCGCCGCTATTGGCCCTTGCCGCCAGTTTGTTTTTTAAATCAGTCAATTAGTTACCCTCCTTAACTTCACTTACAGTAAACCGCCTATATGTGCTGGTTTTGCTGTACAGGTCATACAGCCCGGCTTTTTTAAGCGCATCCGTGTCCAGATGGGTACTCATAACCGGTTTCCAACTAACCAGGTGTCGCCCAACGCGGCCCAAGGTATGGTCTTTCATCTGAGCTTTTAGCTTATTAGCCGCCTCGTCCTTAGCCGCTTTCCAGTCTTTTTCCATTTGCTGAGCGCGTAGGAATTCGCCCAGAACAGCATCCGCGCCGATCAAGTGTATTTCATCGTTCGTAACATTCTCCGCCGGGAAAAGGGCATTTAAAACGTTTGTACTTGAATCCGTACCGTCCATGGCGGGTGGCGTTCTGTTTTCCACCAGCGTCCAGAAGTCCCGGCCTATCTCAATAAGGTGTTTAATAATTTCTTCATCCCTGGCAATTTCTTTGTGTTTAAAGGCGTTGCCGCCGATAAGCACCGCTATCCACCAAGATTCATAGCCTGTTACCGCCATGTACCATTGGCACTGCAGCATATACATGTCAGGGACCTTGCCATCCTCCCAGTTGTCCTTACCGTAAGCTGAGGTAGTCTTACATTCCAACCCGGCATTTTGTCCCACAATGCGGCGGTCGATATTCGCCAGCATCCAGTGGTTTTCCGGGTGCTGAAGGATAGCGTTTCTCCGGGCTACTTTTAACCCGGTCCTGTGAGAAAACTCGTCCGCAACTATGTTTTCCAGCGTCTTTCCCCAATACATGGCTTCGTTTTCTTCCTGGTCTGGAATGTCACCGATTTTTTCAAGATAAACCGCCATAGGGGACCGCCAGGGAGATAACCCGGCAATGGCGGCAATATCGGAGCCACCCAAACCGCGTCTCCTGGCATCAAGCCAATCTCTATGCGACAGATCTTTAGTCATCATCATGACCTGTGTAGCCATTTGCAACCCTCCTTCTTGTGATACCCCATGCCCCGGCCAGGAGACACATGGGGTTTTAACGTGTTTGGTTTGTGTTTTATTTCCTGGCCGGGTTAAACAGTAACGCTTATTGGCGGGTTAAAGCCGTGGTGATCCGATCTGAGATTGTTTTAATTTGACCGGTCTAATACTTCTTCAATGCTCAAGTATTCCGAACCGACAGCGGCAACCAAACAAGCATCACCGCATAAAACATCGCCTTCTAGAACATACACC